ACTGGGTTGTATGTAAGGGTGGCAACACCGACACGGAACAATCCGTTAGTAGGTGAACTCATTGAACGAAGGTCGTCGTTAATGGCTACGCCAATGTCGTAGCGTGAGTAGCGTGGATTAATGTAAGCAATCTCACCAAAGTTATGATTGGCTGGGCTAGAGCCATAGTAGCCACGAACAACAGTTGCCGTGTTGATGGCAGCGTTCCAGCCCGTAACATAGATAAGTTCCATCTCAACAGCAAGAATAACTCCAGGAGAAATACCTGAAGTCTGCGCACCAATAAGAACTATCGTAGTGTCGTCAGCGTCTAATTCCTGGTCAATCTGTACAGCACGCTCACGAATCCCACCCATAACACGGCGGTATACCTTTTCAATAAGGTCACCAAACGTCGTGCCGTTACCGACACTACTGGAGCCACCTACTGTTACAACCGAGCCACCTACGGTAGTAATGTTGTTATTGGCCATTAGTTATTCTCCTGTGGTTTCATAGCATTTACAAATTCTTGTGAACCAAACCAATTGTTTCCGCCTTCAATTTGCCAAAAAGCGTTAATATTTTTGCTGCGAGTGTACATAAGAAACCAACTAAGAACTTTTGCTGGCATTACGTTTCCTGCCTCAACAAGTTCTAAATATTCAATGCCTTTAAAATTTTTTTTGCTTACTATTGCCCCAACTTTGTCAGGTTTCATCCATTCAGGAATGTCTGGGTCATTAAGCCATGAACAGGAATACGTTTTGCAAGGGTTGTCTGGGCGGTCAGCATAGATTGTGCAACCATCTTCCGAACAATAAAAGCATGGTCGGCCTTTATAAAAAGCGTGTCCATAGGCTTCGCCAGATAGGTGTCCTTGACAGCATTTGGTACAGCCGTTGCACGACCTTTTAGTGCGTCGAATCTCTACCCTTGTCATAGTTCCCCTTAGTTAGTTGTTGTGTCAATTGTCGGAGCAATAAAGTTTGTTCCGTCATAAATCCAGCCTACTTCTACTGATGGGCTGTTTGTTGAAATGTCAACAATGTGTGATGATTGAGTAAATGACTGAACCAAAGATTCGTCTGTGTTAAGCACCAAAGTTACTGTGTTTGTGTTGTCTACAAAAGCAAGAATTGACATTAGTTATAAACCTCATTAATTATTGTTGAAACGTTTGTTGATGGAAATTGACGAGTATCACCAGGCCAAACAATACGAACAGCGCCACCGCCTCCACCGCCACCTTCGAATGAGTCGCCGGCACCACCGGCACCAACAACAACTGTATAAGTATTTCCAGGCGTTACCGAATAATTATTTATGTAAGCAAGTCCCCCACCATAACTACCGCTATAACCCACATTATATGAAGTTCCACCAGAACCACCACCATAAGAACCGCCAACACCAGCAATACCATTGTATCTATTGTAACCACCAGCGCCGCCACTATTTCCGCTATTGCCACCACCACCACCATTACCACCACTGCCATAAGCGCCCGCAGTAGTTCCACCATAAACACCAGAACCACCACCTCCACCATCACCTTGAAATGAAGGAATTTTAATTCCTGAAGTACCTGGAGTTCCACCGCCACCGCCTCCAGAACTTCCTGTTCCGGCAGTACCAGCAACACCAAAACTACCTCCGGTTCCTCCGATTCCTGAATAACCACCAGCACCACCACCAGCGCTTGCAGGGGCTCCACCTTTTCCACCTGTACCAGCAGTTACGTTTCCAGCGCTACCACCAGGAAGCCCACCCCCGGTTGCCCTTACTACACCTGTTGAATTAAAATAAGAAGCGCCACCGGCTGTTCCACCGCCACCAGAACCCACCATACCACCACCACCACCAATGACTACCACACTAACTTTTGTTACTCCGGCAGGAGCAGTCCAAGTAAAAGTTGTGGCTGTAGTGTAAACGTGTGAGCCAGTTACAATTGCAGAGGGCAATTGAAACATACCCTCGCCTTGCGCTGAATCACCTGCAAACGTAGAAACAAAAGGCATATTAGTACTTTGTTAATGCGGCTAGAAGCGTCCAGGTAGAAGAACCAGTGCAAATAACCGTAAAGGTATAAGCATCAACAGTAGAGGCATCACCTGATGTAGGTGCCGTACCACCCTGCCAGTACGTTGTAATGCTGTTGTATGTTGTTGCATTTGCAGGAAGTCCTGATGCAGCGGCAGCGGTACCGTTAATAGAAATGCTGGCTGGAATGTATGCTGTAGAACCACTATTTACCAACATGGCAAATGTCACCGACTGACCAGTTGTTGTTGGGCAACCTGTTAAGTTGACTGCCCAGTTAGCGGTTGGGTTAGCGGTGTAGTTGTAGAACGAAGCGGTACCAGCAGCGAGTGCCGCAGCAGTAGAACCACTAAGTGCCGTTGCAGAACTGCTTACTGTTTCAAATGGTGCAGTAAGAACTACGTTAGTAGTTGCTGCTGAGTAACCCTGAGAACCTTGAGAACCAGTATTACCCTGGTATCCCTGGTATCCCTGATAACCCTGGCTACCCTGCGTACCCGTGGCACCCTGGCTACCTGTGGCTCCTTGAGCACCAGTAGAACCCTGGCTACCTGTTACACCCTGAAATCCCTGTGGTCCCTGTGAACCAGTGGCTCCAGTTGTACCCTGAGCACCAGTAGAGCCTTGCGCTCCGTTAGTTCCGTTAGTACCGGCAGTACCTTGGTAACCTTGGAAACCCTGTGAGCCTTGTGAACCAGTCGCTCCCTGAGCACCAGTCGTTCCAGTTGAACCTTGTGAACCTTGAGCACCGTTAGTTCCGGCTGCCCCCTGTGCACCTTGTACACCCTGAGAACCTGTTGCTCCTTGACTTCCTGTGGCACCTGTAGCGCCCTGTGAGCCTTGGAATCCTTGGTTGCCCTGTGTACCCTGCACACCTTGAGAACCCGTAGAACCTGTTGGTCCTTGGTACCCTTGGAATCCTTGATTACCTTGGTAACCCTGAGCACCAGTAGAACCTGTAGAACCTTGAACACCTTGTGCGCCAGTTACACCTTGGAATCCTTGATTACCTTGTGTCCCTTGTGTGCCCTGGAAACCTTGTACTCCTTGAGCACCAGTAACGCCTTGAAAACCCTGGAAACCTTGTACGCCTTGGTATCCCTGTACACCCTGGGCACCAGTGGAACCCTGAGCACCAGTGGCACCAGATGAGGCGACCATTGAAATGTTGACGTTGACTGATGGTGTTGCTGGGCGTGTTGGTGAAGAACCAGCGGCAACTGGAGTCAACGATACGTTTGTGTCAGATGATGACCAGTAAAACTGAACGTAGTCATTAGCGGCAAGTGGGAATAGGTATGTGTCCTGTTGTGCTTGAGTACCCGTACCACTGAATGTAAAGACAATGTTTGTCTGTGTTAATGCAGTACCGTTCTTTGAAAGCCAAAGGTTTACAGTACTTGAACCTGCGCCAGAGCGTGTGAACTGACCCAAGAACTCAATAAGGTATGTACCTGCGTATGAAACAACAAACTGGTTGCCGTAAGCAACGTTTACACCAAACTCAGTTTCAAGTGTGTTGCATGCAACGAGATTGGCTGTGGTAGCACCGCCGTTGCTTTGTGTTGTGGTGTCGTAGAACGAACCGTAAATGGCGTTAGTACCACCAGGGCCTTGAGCACCGACGTTACCCTGGTAGCCCTGATACCCCTGGTACCCCTGATTACCTTGTGTACCTTGAACACCTTGTGCTCCGGTTACACCTTGATATCCCTGACTTCCCTGGAAGCCCTGGAATCCTTGATTACCTTGAACACCCTGTGAACCAGTTGCACCTTGCGAACCGGTAATTCCGGTACTACCTTGAAAACCTTGGTTGCCTTGAGTTCCCTGAACACCCTGTGCTCCGGTTGCGCCTTGAACTCCAACGCCTTGGTAACCCTGATTGCCTTGAGTTCCCTGAACACCCTGTGCTCCGGTTAGACCTTGATATCCTTGTGCACCCTGTACACCAGTGTTGCCCTGTACACCCTGTGCACCCTGTGCACCAGTATTACCAGTGTTACCCTGGTATCCCTGCGAACCTGTAGAACCTGTAATTCCCTGTACACCTTGTGTACCCTGGTATCCTTGAACACCTTGAACGCCCTGGGTTCCCTGTACGCCTTGTGCGCCAGTGACACCCTGAACTCCTTGAGGTCCAGTAGCACCCGTTGAACCTTGAACTCCTGCTCCACCTTGTACACCTTGAAAACCCTGACGGCCTTGTGTGCCTTGCGTGCCTTGTGAGCCCGTTGCTCCAGTTGTTCCCTGGAATCCTTGTGTACCTTGTACACCGTTAAATCCTTGATATCCCTGGTTTCCTTGAAAACCCTGGGGTCCCTGTAGACCACGGCTTTGAATAAGTGAGTCGTCGTATGACCAGTAGTACTGAGCAGTTGTTGAGCCTACTGGGTAAAGAACACCAATGTAGTAACCGTGATTGTTAGCAACTTCAATTTGCCATTGACCATTACCACCGTAACCCGTACCTGAAAGTACAACGTTTCCGTTTCCGTCTGTGTTAAATGCGTTAGTGCCTAAAACGGCTGCAACTGGTGGTGTGTCACCTGCTGCTGGAGAATTAATAAATAGTGACTCATCGTACGCTGTGACTGATGCGCCGTTAAGAAACCCAGAAGGGCCTGAAACGACTCCAGAAAGTAAGTAAGTTGTCATAGTACTGATTCGCCCCTATTGATAGCGCCTTGAGTTTCGTCTAATCGTTTGCCCAACTTGGTGTCACCCTTGAGCGTTGTTCCTGTTTCAATCTCCCACTTCGATACAGCACGAGACTCTAGAGCCGCCGCACCCTTTACCGACTTGGGTTGTGTTCCATCTTTGCGTAGTCGCTTGTAAGCGGCCACGTCTGCGTGCATTGCTTTTGTGTCCATGTTTATAACACCAGCGTTGGAACGTGTAGGCATGGCAGATGGTGACATGCTGATAGACGCAGCCTTGCACCCAAAGCAATCCTCTGGGTGTAGTCCAACGTTGTGTGGTGTTGCGGTCATGAAATTAAATCTCCGTATCCAGCAGCCGTAAGAGCCGCTGCTTCTGCGTCTGTAACGTAGCAAACTTCTTGATACACTTTAGCAATCCAAGGATTCTGAGCAACTGTAGTTACTGTTGGAACCGGCGGTGATACTTCATAGTTAATGTAGTATGACGTTGAGAACGGTGCCGATGGGTCATACGGGTTATACGGATAAGGAATGTTTGTGTTGGAGTTCTCCGGCGTAGCCGTGTCCTGTACAAACGTACCGTCCGATAACGCAAAGACCATCACATAACGTGCTCGGTTCTTGTAGTAACGAAACAACCTATTTGCTAGACCTCGTGAGTCAGGCAAGATAGGCGGGTTGTCATAGACCTTGGGTGGCGTAAATGTAGCCACTCAGAACCTACTTCTTGCGTCCGTTAGCCCCGATGCGGATAGCGTCAATAGCGTCACCCATACGAGCGCCACCAGTTGTCTGGTACTCAGCACCTTCGGTAACTGCTTCTCCGACAGGCATGTTCACACGGTCATTACCCATAAGGCTCTGCTCAAGCAAAGTTGTAGGGCGCATGTCGACTGTGAAGCCATCCTTGCGAGCATCTACGCCGTAGGCGCTGTCATCTAAACGACTTGGCATTAGTTGTCTCCGTAAGTCTTAAAGCCCTCGACAGGAGGAGCGTCTGTTGCTGGTGCGTATTCAACCGGTGTAATGCCAGTAACAACCATAGGTGCCTTAACGCCACGGGCTGTGTTAATTTCCACGCCACGAAGTGTTGGACCGTTTGTTGTCTGTGATGTAACAGGTGTCGGAATGATTCCTGTGTCAATCGTGTTAGGAGCAGTACTACGAAGGTCGTACTCACTAATCTGCTTAAATGCTGCACGTGATTCCATTAAATCCACCTTGCGTCTGTCATGTCACAATTACCGCAGTAACATGGGTCTGATGTTTCACCTTTAACCGCTTTTGCATCGTTCATCTTTGCACGGGTTACTCGGTTTGGTAGAGGTGTTCCTGCTGGGTCAGCAGCATCGATGCCTCTGGTAAGTCCTAATCCTGTCGGAATAGTCATTAAAGTTTCTCCTCGGAAGTGTGTTGTTCTAGGTGAGACACGGCTATGCCATGCTTGTCGGTCAAGTGACCGCAGACAAGACAGAATATTTCATCTATCGTTGGCTGCACGTCACGAGAACCACAGTGGGCACAAGCCCTAGGCCATGGCATAACCGTATCTACCTAACTACTGACTAAGCCAGTGGTGAACCAGATTCACCTAGGTCAACTGCTGGCTCGAAGGCGGTTCCAGTACCAGGTGTGGTGCTGATGTCTCCACCAAGGAGTGAGGCTGACTCTAGACGAATGATTGATGCCTGACGGAAGATTCCGTATGCACCGAGCCAGTACCAACCAAGTGGTACGAAGCGACGGAGGCGGTCAGTGATTGGTCCTGGTACAACGTGTGGGTACGCTCCGTTACCATCGATTGTTGAGAACGTCTTAGCAAGAGCCTGACGACCAAGAATCATAGTTCCGTAAACGTTTGCGCTTGAAGCACCGGCACCCTGGAATACAGGAGCACGAGGTGTTTCAATCCAACGTACACCTTCGTAAGCACCGAGTTCACCAGTCCAGATTTCACCTGGCTGAGCGTAAACGTGTGGTGCACGCCATCCCTGTACGTTGCTGCCAGAGATAGATTCTCCCTGAAGGTCAGCCACGAGGTCTGGGTGGATGTATCCGACGTACATTCCGCCGAATGTTGGTACGTTCTGTGAACGGAGACGAGCACGAGCAACACGAATGTCAAGTGATGAGATTGTGTTTGATGCTGTTACTCCGGCACGTGTAGTAACAGAAGTCTGAAGCGAAGTTGCTCCAAGTCCTGATGCGTACTGTACGTTTGTACCCTGGTCAAGTGCAGCACGTGCAATTGTGTCAATTGAAACTCCAGCGTTGTATCCAACTACGTTGGCAACAATTGGGTCAATGTCTACGTATGACGTTCCACGCAACTTGGCAGTGGTAAGCACAGCGTTACCGTACTCAGCAAGTGTCAGGGTAACCTGGCTGTCTGAAAGAGCAACAGTAGATACGTCGCTTGTCTCAGTCAGTGCAGAAGCCTGGATTGCTAGGTCGTTAACAATTGTAAATGCAACTGAGGCACCTGGCATGCTCTGGTGAGTAGGCTGGATGTCTGCTGCTGCGTCAAAGTACAACTCTGGACGTAGGGCGAAGTACGCCATACGGTCATAAGCGGCCTTTGAGAAGTCAAGGGTACTAGACCCTGTATATGCGTCAACCATTGTGGTTAACTCCTTTTCTT